AGAACGTCACCCCGTGCGGATTACCGGAGACGATTGCGATATGCGAGTCGGCGTCAGCAATTGACGAGAACCCATCCGCCGACAAGAATCCCGGGGTCGAGATTGTGGCGAGCGCGTGAAGGGTCCCACCCAGCTGGTCCCCGTGCGTGTGTACGTGGCTGGCGCGAGCCAGCGCAGTCCCAGAGCCCTCTGACAGCGCCGATCCGATGGCCACAGGCTGCCCAGTCGTCAGTGCGTCTGACCCTCCAGGAAGGTGCCTTGACGCATGCCCAGACACGTCAACGCCGTCGACAAGTCCAACCCCAGTGACGGCATACCCTCCCATGTTGAGGGCACCAGTCATCGTGCGGGTGCCGTCGAGCAGCAGGTACTGGGTGTAGTCTCCAGAGGCGCGCGAGACCCACGCTGTTATCCCTCCCGACACCCCGAGTATCTGGGCAGCTGATCCAGGTATCAACTTGTCGACGGACAATGTCCCGTCCGTCACGTTCGCGTCGGTGATAGTGCCAACGGCAATCGCGTCAGCACTTACTGTGATCGTGGTGTTGGCGGCTCCAATCGCGAGCGTAACGTTGCCCGTGAGTGCTCCGCCTCCGGTCAGGCCATTGCCGGCCGTTACGGTTCGAGCCGCCGGGACCAGATCAGCGTCAGAAACCAGCGTATTGAGCTGGGAGATCGTGCCGCCGGCGAGGTTCGCGAACGAGGTTCCGTGTGGGTTGCCCGAGACGATGGCGACATGAGTCGAGGCGTCATCGATGGCAGTGAACCCTGCGGCTGACAGGAACCCAGCAGCCAGGTCCGTTGCCATGGCGTGCAGCGAGCCGCCGAGCTGGTCTCCGTGGGTGTGGACGTGATTGGACCTAGCGAGGCTTGTGGCGTCTCCTGGTGCCAGCGCTGCCCCAAGCGTGACAGGAGTCCCAGTGGTGAGCGCGTCGGCTCCGCCCGGCAGATGGCGAGCGGCGTGTCCCGACACGTCGACACCATCCACTAGCCCAACGCTAGAGATGGCGTATCCGCCCATGTTGAGGGCGCCGCCCATGGCGCGAGCCCCGGACACGAGCAGGTACTGGGCATGGTCGTCGTGGGTGAGGCCAGTCAGTGCCCCGTGGTCAGTGATCGCACCAGCGACTAGACCTTCCAATGCCGTAACCTGAGCGGCCGACATGAACCCGTTGACCGTGGTGGTGGCGACGGCGTGCTGGGTACCTCCTCCGCGAACCCCGTGCTGAGCATCCGTTGCCAGCACGCCAACCTGCACATCGTTCGCGTGCACAACGATCGACCCGTCTGCGTGCGCGATGACATTGAGGGTAGGGTTCCCGCTCGAAAACGCGCCGCCACCAGTCATCCCGGAGCCAGCGACCACAGACGCGGTGAGCGGAACCGTGGTCGTTAGCAGGGTATTCAGCGCGTCGGTTGCTGTGGCTCCGGCGACGTCCGAGTCGTTGGTGACGTAGTCGGTGCTTGCCGCCCCGCCGCCGCCAGTCCCAGCGCGCCGAAGCATCTCGTTCAGCAACTCGGTGGTTCCGTGGGTGGCCTGCCGCTCGAGTTCCTCGCCGGAAGCGAACGGCATCAACCCCTGGACGTTCAGAACCCCAACGATGTGGGTCACCGAAAATGCTGCGTCGTCCTCACCTAGCGCGTTTTTCCCTCCGTTCACCAAGCACTTGATCCGGAACGCCTGGTCGATTTCGTCGGCCATCGCGGCCGAAGCTGTGATGCCAGCCGGGTATCCTGACAGCGTGATCACGGGCAGCGTTGCGCTGTGATGGTGCGTTCCGATCACGGACCACTGGACGCTGTGCACGCCGTTCGTGTCAGCGACGGCAAGAGCCACGGTCGCGCCTGCAGCTACCGCTACTGGCGCCGTCGGGGTGGTGCCGTTGATCGTGAATTCTGCTGATGCCATCATGTCTCCGAGAACCCTCCGCTGTGAACCAGCAGGGTCGATCCAGCGTTCGCGTTCGCTGCGGCGGTTGGGCTACTCGCCGCGATCGTGAACAGAAAGAAGATGTGGATCCCAATCAGGATCGACACGAGAGGGAACCCCCCGGTGTCTGGCGAGGCGTGGACGGATGAGCTCGCATGTGCCGTCATCACGCGCATGAGGTCGGCAAGCAGAAGGATCTGCGATGCTCTGTTGTCGGGAGATGCAGGCGGCGCCTGAAACCCGACACTCAGGTCAGCGGAAGCAATTCCGCTTGGAGCGTGGTACGCGGCCGTACCAGTCCCTGCGCCGGCTGCGTCGTTGCGCATGTGGCGTTCGACCTTCGTCCGCAGGTCATTGAGAGTCGCGGCTAGTCCGTTCGCTGAACTCGGGACAAACAGGCTCGGAATCAGCGAGTTTGCGCCATCCGCAGATGCATGAACCGAGGTCTTCACGCGGTGCGCCTCGAACCAGATCACCAACGTTGCCGCCATCGACTCGGGATCGCCGATCGCTGTCGCAGCTGACACTCCATCGAGAGTCGCAACCAGCGCGCGAGTCGCAGCGTTCTCGACCGCGGTGATTCCTTTCGCGGAACTCGGCTTCGTGATCGCGGGGGTGCGCTCCCCATAGTCCGATTCGGTAGTCGCACGGATCGTCGACCCGAAGACGTAGCAGACCAGGGTGGCCGTGTTGCTACCAACCCCAAGCTTGGTTTCCAGGCGCGAGCCGACACTGATCGTGAGCGTGTTCGAGTCGAGGACGGTCTCCGATGTGTCACTGTCGGAGTCTCCAAAATACCCCCCGCCGTACTGTGAGGCGCCGACCGTGCACTCGTAGGCCGTGAAAACGTATGCCCCAGCGACGTCTGGGGCGAACAGCCACTGATTGATTGACGGCCCTGAGTAGACATCGACAGCTACTCCGGATGTGGCATCAAGCCGCTTGCGCAGGGCACTCCCCATCGGGGCAGCAGTGCACGCAAGTCGCACGTGGTTGGCGCCGGTCAGCGTCGTCGCAAACGACACCATCGCCTTCTTCCCCGGTAGCGACAGCGGGGGTGAGGTCGTGCACGTGACGGCCATTTGCTACGCCAGGACCCCGATGTCTCCGCGCCGAAGCCGCCAAGACCCCGAGATGAAAACGAACTCCAAGTAGTGATACGTAGCCGCGCCGGATTGGAGGCTCATCCCACCGATGATGGCTGCGTAGTCGTCGTCCTGCGATCGAGCGCGGAACACGGCACCTTCCGGAATGTCCACCGTGCTGAGAGTGAACGCCCTATTGGCGCCCAGAACACCGTGCGGGATGTGCAGGTAGTTGCACGTTGACCAGTAGATCGTCGCGTCAGCATCCGCCGCGAGGTACAGACCCCGTTCAGGGATCGAGCACCCGGCGGTCGCCGTCACGCCGCCTGTGAACGTGGCCGTCGAGTTCGCGATCAGCGCGCCGCTGAGCGTCACGGCGCCAGTGTGCGTCTCGGCGGAGTTGAAGGTCAGGCCAGAAGTCGATGTGATCGTCCCGTCGCAGGTCGTTGTCCCCTGCAGCGTGATTGGGTTGACGAATGTGACGGCGCCGTGGAATGTGGCGGCGCCCGTGAACGAAGACGTTGCGGCGACGGTGAGCGCATCGCCCGCTTCGTTGCCTAAGACCGTGTCACCGGTACACGTCAGCGTTCCGGAGACGCTGACATCTCCTGTAACTACCGCGCTGACAGTGACATCTATTCCGCCCGAGAACGTGGCCCTCGGGTGGAACGTGGCGGTCGCGGCGACGTCAAGAACGTCCGATGACGCCGTCCCGATTGTGACGTCCTCACTGAGGACGACGTCTCCAGTGAACGTGGTTCCAGGGAGACTCCATGTGGACCCGCTGAACACGATGGGGGCCGCCATCGTGTAGGCGCCACCGCGCGTGTCGAGTGCGAGCACCAGATCGCCCTGGATTTCGTCCAGTTCGTGGTCGTAGAACCGCGTCCCGTCGGTGAACGCCGGGCTCCTGATCAGAGCGAATGTCATAGTGCGTCAACCCCAATCAGTGAGACTCCGATGATGAACCCACCATCGGAATAGGTCCCGTAATCGAACGTAGCGTGCGCCGGCAGAATCGTGTCCAGCAGGCGGAAAAGGTGGACATCCAGAAGCTCGCGATACCCAGCCCAGTCGTTGGTGTTCGGAGGGACAACCTCGACGAATACGTGGCACCGCTCACTGTACCAAGCACCCCCACCGATGTCGGCGCCAGGAGCCCCCGGGGTCCCATAGGGCCATCGGGTTGGGTATGGAGGGTCGTCGAGATCGTTGAAGGTGAACCGGTGAACTTCGACCAGATTCGAGCCCAGAAGCGCAGCCACCGACGCATCAACAGCATCGGGGGAAGGCCCCTGCGCGGCCGCAAGGCGAGTGGCGAGCAGCGAGCGGCGCATCGCTCCGGAGTCCGAGTCCGAGAACGGAATGTCCAGCGTTTCGCACCAGGCTGCCGACATGTCCCCGGCAAGGGTAGGCATCGCGTTGCACGAGAACCGCTCGGCGTCTCGGCTCTCGGCCGCATGCATGCGAGCCATCGCCAGCTTGAGCGCATGCACGTACCCGGATCTCGCCTGCGAGAACGCAGACCCGAACATTCCTCCGATTTCCTGATACCACGTGAATGCGTAGGGGATCCTCTCGGTGACGCAGTCGCGCTTGTCGCGGTCCCCTCCATAGTCCGTGTAGTGCGACACGGGCCCGAAGGTTCCACTGACGACGATCGTCACTCGCCCGTCAGCAGCGGCGCCGGACGTGTCCCAGCACTCGACCCGCACGGAGTTCGGACTCGAGATGGTGACGCGGCCCAGGTTGGTGAGCGTCACTCCTCCGTGGGTGTGCCCTTGGAGCTCGCACTCGAGCGCGACGAAGTCTCGGGTGATGTCGTGCTCGTCGGTGTAGGTTGGCGCCCACGTGACGTCGACGATTCCGGCGGAAACCCAGGTGACGGTTGGGGCAACCGCAACCCCCGAGCCGTGGCACCCAGAGTACGCAACGACAGCGGCGCTTGACGCGCAGTCGTAGGTCAGCACCGCGAGGTCAAAAACTCGGTGCATGGCGGCCACGTCGTTGGTGAGCCTCTGCCACTGGTTCGCGGCCACGCCCGTGAGCGGGTCGTTAGACGTGAGCCGGAAAGCTGGGCAGAATCCACCGAAGCACGCCATCAGTAGATCCTGAGCGTCATCACCGCGTTTGCGATCGGGGTGGCACCACTGAGGGCCGCGAAGGTGACGGTGCGCGAGTCGACAAGCGTGACACTCACGGCCCCAGCGTTGACGTGCCCAGTTGCCCCGATGATTGCCGGTGCGGCTGCCACCGCGTAGCTGTCAGAGATGCTGGTGGGCCATGTGAGCGTGATGCTGCCGTTTCCGTTGCGAGTGCCAGCTGGGAACCCTGTCGGAGCAGCGCCCCCGGCGTACCCAGCAGGCTGGCTCCCGTTCATGGCGTAGAACCAGTTGATGGTCGGAGCCGCTGAACCCGTGTCGTTGCACGTAACCTTGATCGTCGCGAACGGAGACGCCCCCGCCATTGCCGCCACGTCATTGGTGAGCCGCAGGTACTGCGCCGCTGAGATGTCCGTGAGCGGGTTGGTGATGCCCTGATTTTGGAAATCATGCTTCCCGACGACTCCGCCGTATGTCTCGGAATCCGCGGTGCGCGCCCACGGTGGATCGCCGGTTGGTGTCGTCATAGTGGGTAGATCCCAAAGTGATTGGGCACGAAAGCGTTCGGCGGATCCATGATCGTCGCTGGAACAGTCGGGGTGGTTGCCGAGCGGTACGACCAGGCTGCGTCAGAAATCTCAGGGTGATCCGCCTTGAAAGCGGCAAGCTCAGTCATGGTCAGCGATGACTTAGGACCCGACGACTCGAACGGGTGGCGCTTGCGCCGGTTGTCGGAGACGGTCGTGTTTTCACCGCAGCCAAGGGATCCTACGACGCTCACCCATGTCTTGCCGTACTTAACGATCCCAGTTGCGGCCGGGCTGATGTAGTCGTTGACCGCTGCAGTGTTCCCGGCTCCGTCAATCAGTGGTCGGTCTAGCGTGACATCCCAGGCCCCAGTTCCGCTTCCGGCAGCAGTGGCAACGATGGTTCGAACCACGAACTCGCGCCCAGTGGTAGACCACCAGGCGATCCTGGTGAGTCCGTTGATGGGCGCGACCGCGGTTGCCGCGCTGATAGTGACCCTCGCCGAGGTTGTCACCGCGGTGATGTAGACTCGAGTGTCGCCGGCAAGTGGCGGCCAGACCAGAGTATCCGCCCACCCGCTCCCGTCCCCGCCAGACTGCGATGCGTTGGGCAGCGTCACGGTCAGGGCAACGTTGACGAGCTGGTCTTCGCAGGCGCTCACAACGTATTGGCAGGCGTCCGGAGAGTGGGCATGGATCGCGTTGCGCACGATCCCCAGGGCGGCAGCGTCGAGCTTGCGCGTGAAAACGCGGCGCGCGATATCGAAGCCGCGTACAGGGACGATCTTGACGCTCCCGGGACCGCCGAGCGCAGGGTAAACGAAGCAGTTGGTCACCTGTGAAAGCGCGTTGAAAGCGATCTCTCGCAGGTATCCCCAACCCCCGCCGCCCATGGCGTAGGACAGGCGGTTCATGACTCGCTCGCGCTTCCTCGACTCGGTTTCCTTGTCGGCGCCGCCCGTCAGTGGGCTCGAGAACGAGACCGTCGCTTCAGTGGAGACGTTGAGAGGGGGGTTCAGGAAGCGGACAACGGTTCCCCCATCGAGCTGGGTTGCGTCTCCCACATCGTCCGTGACGACGTCTACTTCGGAGCCGTCGGTGACCCCTGACCAGGTCCCGACAACGTGCCCGCGGAGCCCGTTCGGCAGCGCGAACTCGCGCCCATTCGGGACAGTGGCTGAGCCTGAGACCTTGAGCACGATCTTGCCGGTGCTCGGCGACATCGAGACATCGGGGAGTCGCAGATCGATGCGCCATTGCTCGAGCACTTCGCTCCGGCATGTCCCAGGCGTCAAGTCCTGGCGCCCGACGGCTTGCTGCGAGCGCGTGACGTAGCTCGCGTTTCCGCATGCGGTCGCGATGACGTGCGTGAACGTTCCGGGCTGAACCGCCAGGTTCGCATCGCGCAGGCTTGCCCCGCTGTTGACCATTTCGAGTCTGACGTCGGTCAGGAAGTCGTTGGTGATCTCTGGCGCCGTCGTCGGCAGCGAGTAGTCGTTGTAGCGTGGATCAGCCATAGGATATCGCTCGGTCTGACTCGCCCGTCCGCATGTCCGTGTAGCTAACGAGCACCTGGACCCTACCGGCTGAGGTGGTTTCGGTGTCGACGCCCTCGATCGTGATGTCGCCGACTGAAGTCATGAAGCGGTGCGCCCGAAGAACCTCGGCGCGAACCTCGCCCGGGTAGCTCTCGGTGATCTTGGGCGGCAGCTCGACCCCCCAATCAGGGAGCACAGAGCTCGACCCTGGCCGCGTGAGGCAGGTCAGCATCACCCGTTGCCGGTTGACTGGCATCCCCTCGAGCTCGCCGTCCTCTGCCACGACGCAGTCTCCGGTGGCTGGGTCGATGTAGGGCGCCAGAATGCGCCGCCTCGGCGGGACCGGACCTGACGCAGAGGTCCCCAACCCGAACGGGGTCGACCCGATGGGCGCTGTGCCTAGTCCTCTTGCTGTCATGTCAGTCCAGTGGGCATGAGACGGTGAAGTCGTGGAGCGACGGAAGCTCAGGAAGCCCTAACCCGAGCGACGGGAAGGGGATTGGTGGGAGCTGGAGCGACAGGGCGAACCCGGGGATTGAGAACCCGAAGCTGGGCAGCTCTGGGAGCGCGGGAAGCGCCAGCCCGAGCGACGGGAAGGGGATTGGTGGGAGCTGGAGCGACAGGGCGAACCCGGGGATCGAGAACCCGAAGCTGGGCAGGGCTGGAATCGGAGGGAGTTCGAGCCCCAGGGAAGGCCATGGGATAGGCGGGAATCGGAACGAGCACTTAGACGCCATAGAACACCCCGGCGGTTGAGACGGGCGACAGCGGGGTCCCGGCAAGCAAGGGATCCGACGGAGTCATACCTCCTAGAACAACGTTTCCGATCAGTGAGATCGTCCCGCCCTTGATGACGATGGCGGCCCCGCCCTCGGCGAGGACGATTCCGGACTCACTGAGCTCGATGGTGGCCCCGAACCCGGTGACGGCGATCTTCTTGTCGCGGCGGTTGATGGCGATAGCGCAGTCGTCTCCGACCATCATCGCGGCGACTTGGTCCTTGAACAGGATCTGAGAGTCGAATCCTTCCCCCGTGGAGAACACCGCGGTGTCCCCTTCGGCTAGGTTCTGGTAGACATGGGTCGACCTCGGGTCGAAGGCGCCAACGCAGACCGCTGGGAACCCAGCGACATCGTCTAGGACAACGCCTTGCGCGTTACCTTGGTCATTAGCCGGCGCTGGTCGAGCGGCGAAGCCAAGCCCGAACATCAGCGGGACCTTGCCGAAGTCGGGGGCCGCGTCGTCCGTGACTGGGGTCCCTTGGCACTGGGCCTCGACCACATTCGAGGAATTCAAGGAGCTCGACCCGAGGTCCACAACGCTGATCATAGGACGTAGCTCCCGGGGCGGATGAGGGTCAGTACCGTTGCGGGCCCGTCCCCCTGGTCAGACACATCGAGCTCCGAGACCCACATGTCCTCGTGCACGTTTTCGACGTCGTCATCGACGGTCAGGATGGTGTCGACGCAGAAGATGGAGCCGTCGGGGGCCTCGATTCCGTCGACCTCGCATCGATAGGTCAGGGTGCCCTGCAGGCGCTCGGCGAGCTCGCGGCGTAGTCCCCTGTCGAGCTGCTCCTGATTTCTGGATGCGTCGTCGTGGTAGAACATGGGCTTGTAGACGCGCGTGGCGTCACCCACTTCGCCAGGCCTCGACGGTGTCTGGACGGCTACCGAGCCGAAGATACGTCTCACCTCAGTAAGCTCGCCGATGGTCGCTGGGCTTCCGGGGCCGAAGGAGGGGACGACAGATCGGGTTGGGGCAGCCTTTCCTCCCGTAGACATCGAGCGGCTGCGCGCGATCGTGACGGTTGGGACGTTCGTGTAGTCCCTCGACGCGACACCCGATTTGATGTTGGTCAGGTCCGGGGTTTGGAGGCTGCGCCGAAGCACGCCGTGCGGGCGTGTCGTGAACTCGGGCTGTACCAGCGCCACCCCGGTTGGGTCCTCGGTGGGCTGCAAGAGGAACCCATGCCGAGCCAGGATCGAAGTCAGGAACTGGAACACCCCCTGGCCCTCTTGGGGCTTGCCGTCCTCGAGTTCGATCGAGCGGTAGTCCTTCGGGGTGCCCTGCGAAGAGCGCCCGGTGCGCGCGTTGCGGAGCATCGCGAACCCGTCGCCACTCACGGAGTTGACGCCGAAGGGCGCCAGCAGGCGCAGCACGAGAGACTCGAGTGTGTCGCCCTTGGCGACCCGGAACGACGTGTCGCACCCGGCGTCCACGAATGACGCGAAGTAGTCGCGGCCAGAACATTGCAGGTCAGCGTCACCCGCGCCTGTCCCTTGGATCTTGTCGATCCGCCCGGTGAGCTGCACCAGATCGTTGAGGTACAGGTTCACCGTCTGCCAGGGGCGGAACGTGTCCCGCAGTTTCCCTGGATTCGCTGGGTCGGTGACGGTGAACTCGAAGGCATCCGACGGGGTGAAGTAGGCCTGTTGCAGCGACCAGGACGTGATGTTTTCGTACCGGATCCCGCTGACCTCGGCAACGAATCGCGCCTCCTTATCAGCCACGGTACACCAGAATGGGCTCGTTTGCGGGCACCAGCAGCACGCTTTGCAGCGACTGGTTGAGCATGTGCAGCTCCTCGACGGTCATTCCGTAGGCGGAGGCGAATGCGAACTTCGCTATCTCGGTCGTCTTGCGCACGACGTCCACCGGGCGCGGCGGGGTGGTCGCGGTCTCCTGCAGAGCGAGCGCAGAGAGTTGGAGCTTGCGCACAGCCTGACGGGTGGGGCCCAGCTTGGGGTCCTTGAGCTTGTCGATGGTTTTAGTAGCGCGGTCCATCTTCGCCGAAAGGCTGCCGAGCTTCCCGTTGACGTTCGACTGGAACAGGTCGACCTGGTCGCCGAACGCCTGCAGACTATCGAACAAGTCGCGGTTGTTCTCGGGCGGAGGCTCCTGCTTCCAGTCCACCTTCGTGACCTCGTCGTCTACGCGGCGTCCGAGCTTCACGAGCCCGCCCATCGCCGTGATGGGCATCTCCGTCGGACGCTGCCCAGTCGAAGTGGTCTCGGGAGCCTCCACGAATTGGACCTGGACCTGGACACCATACAGGTTGGAGACCGATAGGGTCTCGGACAGCTGCACGCACTTCGCGGTGACGTAGCCGTGGACCGGGTCGTAGAGCTTCCCAGCGGCGCGGTCCTTGCATGCGGCCAGAAACTGCGGGTAAACTTCGGTGAAAAGCTTGTCCCATCGCGCGGTGCGAAGATTCTCAACGAACAACGCGGTGTACGTGAACCCCGGGTTCTCGCGGCCTAGCGAATGGATCAGCTGGTCATCCCTGAGGATGATCCTGTGCTTCGCCTGCTCCTGGCTGAACGAGTACTCGCGCTCCCCGACGATCGCGAACTTGATTCCTCGCCATGACGCCGGCTGTAGCTTCGTGACGATGTCATCGCTCATGACGATGGCCTCGCGATCATTGGCTTGCCTCTGGATGGCTTATCGGCTCCCTTGGCTGCCTTCGCGATCTCCTTGCCAGCATCTTCGAGCGCCTTGGCTGCGCGCATCTGGTACGCGGCAACATCGCTTTGGATCTTCGCATTCAAGGAAGCGGCTTCGGACTCCAGACTCTTCGCCTTGGATAGATCCTCGGGACTCGGAGCATCGTGAGCCATGAACCCCATGCCGGATCCGGTAGGAACCCAGGTGCTAGATCCAGCGCGAAGGCGCTTTGCCTCCGCAGAGGCCTTAGCCGCGCGGGTTCCGAGCACCACTCGGTCTTGCCAGTTCTCAATATTTCCAGGGTCTTTGCGCAGTCCAGCGGTAGCGCTACTGACCGCGTTCTGTTCTTTGACGCTGGAGGCAATCTCAGCGCGCTGCTTATCCTCTAAATACTTGGCGACCCAATCGATCGCCGTTTTACCGGCCAAGAACGCAGCTGCCAGAGCCGTGGCTTGCCCAGCGAGTTGCCCGAATGGCCCCTTGAGCATCGTGGCAATGCCGGCGCTAGTGAGCTCTTTCGCAATGCCGGCGCTGGCGGCAAGCCCAACTCCGTTCCACGGGTCCGCGGCCATCCACGAAACGAGGTTGGCACCCTTCGACGCCACGTCGGCAGCAACAGGGATCAGACCTTCGAGCTTCGGAATCAGCTCGGTGACCACTGGCAGAAGCTTGGAACCGACTGCTTGATTGAATCGCTCCGACAGGATATCGAACTGCTTGTCGGGCGCCTTGCGACGGAACTCGGCCGAGGCTTGGATTTCCTCGGGTCGCATAGTAGAGCCGCGGATGCTATCGAGCAGAGCAAGCACAGCGGCGTCCCCGGCGGCCTTCCCCTTGGCACCTCCGCCCGCGCGCCTCGACGCCTCGGCGGATGCCTGCTGGAATGGGGCGAGGGCCTTGGCGCCTCGGATTCCGAAGAGCTTCCCTACCTTCGTGAGGTCTCCACCTGTGCTGGTGAGCGTCTCGCGAATCACAGCCATTGGGTCACGAAGCCGCGTCTTCGTCTTGTCGGAGAAGACGTGGACCCCTTGCGCCTCGAAACGCCCAGCGTTCTCGATCAGGTCATCACGGAACCGAAGTAGCGCTGTCATCGCCTCGGGTCCGCTTGACGCGCCGCCGGAGATCGCCAACTGAGACACTGCGCCCATTGTCTCGGCAAGGTCCCCGAGGTTTCCGTCGAACCCAGCCGTCGAAGCCATGAGCTCGCCCATGTTCTGGGCAAGGTCCTTGAACTCGATTGATCCGACCTGGGCTTGCTTGGCCATCGCCGCCAGAACCTGCGTGGTCTGCTTGATGATCTCGGGGTCGCTGTACCCTCGAGTCGTCATCGCCTGGATCACCTGGCCTCCGGTCTTTCCGACGTCCTCCAGGCTGGCGCCTGTAGCATCTGCTAGGTCCACAAGCATTGGCATCAGCGCCTGACCGACCTTGGTCTTGCCGGCGACGCCCGTCAGGTTGCTGAGGCCTTGCGCCACGGCGCGACCGCCGAACCCAGACTTCATGCCGAGCTCACTCGATTGGGTCGCTACCGAATTCATCAACTCCTCTCGAGTCCTGGTGTCCCCCTGGATTCCGAAAGCCTTGTTGGCGAGCTCGGAGTAGACGCCGCCGACCTGGACCTGCTTTGAGACGGCATTCATAGCCAGGTAGCTACCGCCGAGGCCCAAAGCCCCGGCACCAATCCCAACCAGGTTCCTGACGCCGCCCACGGCGCCCCTGGCGACGTTTCCCCATCGCTCCTGGCGCTCCTGCCTCCACTTGTCCCGGAGCGCTCCCTGACGCGATGCCAGGCGGCGCTGCATGGCAGCCAGCTCCTCCTCTTGCCTCCGTTGAGCCAAGAATGCTCGGGTGCGCTCGCGCTCCTCCCGCTTGATCTCTCGGAGCCTGGCGTTGCCAGCGCGCTGCGCCGCCCGGATGGATGCGCGCTCCTCGTCGGTGATTCGACGCAGAGCTCCCCGCCCGCTCAGGCCGTTGACCGCGGTCGGCGTCTTGTCCGTGATCTGCTTCGCCCGGCGCGAAACATTCCTTACTCCCAATGCCGATGCCGAATCAATGCGACGCTGCAATGTCAAGAAATCGCCATAGACACCAGCCAGCTGGCGCCTGACCTTCGACGTGTCGATGCCGATCTCGTACTGCAGGAGCATGGTTTCCTAGAGTTTCTCGGCCAGCTCAGCCGCGTCCAAGGGATCCAAGAGCTTGTCGGTCGGAAAACTCACGGCGCCGTCGGCTGAATGCATCGCAGGAAGCGTTGTAAACGAGCCAGTGCCACCACTCGACTTCGACGGGTCGGACTCGCCAGAATCGGGCGAGGTCGAAGACGTCGGCGCGATAGGGGGGAGGATCTTTGCCAAGCGCTGCGCACAGAGCAGCAGTAGAGGAGCCAATAGACTCGAGTCCACGCCCGATAAAAAACTCGGGCCTGTCACCTCGTCGCCGATCTTCCGGATCCACTCATCGACGTTGTCGCCGACAAGCAGGTTCATGCAGCTGTACTTCTGCTTGATGACTTCGTAGGCGTTGAGGATCTGCGCGACCTCGGCGCTGGTTAGGCACTCGCGAACTTGTTGTGCGCTGGTGAAGATCCGATGGAATGTGGTGGTTCCGTCGGGTCTTTCGTATGGCTCATCAGCCACCAGACACCTTGATGCTATCTCGTGCGCGCACGCCTCTTTGAAAACGTCTCGGTACCCGCTGAGCTCCCCACACTCTGCCGCGTACTTCTCCGCGCCGATGATGACCTCAACCTCCTGCACAGATAGCAGGATCGCCACCCTGAATTTGAACTCCGTTGGCTCGCAGCCAGGGCGTGTCTTCGTCAAAATGAAAGCCTCGGACGGTGCCGGGAACTTTTGAAGTCCAGACACCAACTCCGAGGCAGCTGTGATCTTGTGCTGTTCCATCGTGCCTCCTCGATGTCTCAGCGCTGACTAGCGCGGTTTGGAGAACGATCCCTTGAACGTGGCCGTGAGTTCCCCTGCTTGGTTGACCGACTGCGATCCACCAGCCGTCATGAATTGACCGGTGGAGATGAGCGACTTGCCGTTCCCGATCGGGATCTGCACGTCATGCGTGGTCGCATCCGCGCACCAGTCGAAGAGGGGCACCTCCGGGCCAGTCATGAACCACGACCATGTGCACGTGAGCTCGAATGATCCGGAGTTCTTCAGGACTGCGAATTCGCCGTCCATTGTGGGCATTTCGATCTTCCCACCGTCGCACGCTAGCTGAATGTTTGAGAGATCAACATTCAGCTTTCCGTCGATGAGGCACGGGACCTTGAATCCTTGTCTTGCCATGGTTCAGCCTCAGCCCGGGGTGGTTTCCGAGATCAGGAACGAGCATTGGTGTTTGAGATCGACAACGCGCCCGCTGACTCCGACCTGGAGCCTTCCGCCGTTCAATGGATCGATCTGGACCACTAGCGAATCGAACCAGTCGTCCTCGCGCTGGAACTTGCCGGCCTTGACGAACTCGCCAATGATCCCAGCAACCCAGCTCTTGTAGCGGCTGGGGACGATCGTATTCTTCGGGATGTCCTGGCTTTCGTCGACTGTACCGTCCGCGAGGTACACATCATCGCGAAGCTTGAAGTTCGCGTATGTGAGCTGGTCGCGCAGAACCAACGTGTCAGCGAACTCATCCATCACGCTGATCCGGTGAGGCTCCGTCGCGCGGAAGTCGTTCAAGGCCCCCGTGGAATCCTTCGACCGAGTCGTTGCCGCCATCACGATGTAGGAGCGCGATTGGTTGCTCGCGATCGTGACAATACCGTCGACGATGGCGTCTTCGCCGTCGTCTCCGTTGGGCCAATCCGCCTGCGAAGCAGCGGGCTTGATGGGCCAGTTCGGTGGGGAATACCCATCGAGCCCGCACGCGGTGTCCGTGGATTCCTCGAGTTGGTGCGCCGCGAGTAGAGCCGCGGCCAGCTGCGCCGGGCAGTGGTCGCTGTTGAGCTGCCAAGCGATCTGGAAACGCTCGGTGTTCTGAGCGATGGCGATGGTCGCGAGCGAAGAGAGAGCCCCGACGTACCCGGCGAACCCGCGGCATCGAAGGCCAGGATTCGGCATCGACTTCGTGACGATATGAGCGCGAAGTGTCGCGATGTCCGCTTGAACCGGCGACGTCCCGCCCATGTAGTAGTAGCGAGACGCAACGATCCCAGCGAGTGCCGCGGTCAGATTCGCGTTCTCGGTGACCGCCCCGTCGACTCCACCCGCGAGGGTTGCCGTGTTGACAGCAACGCTGACTCCCTTCCCTGGAGTCACACTCACAACGCGCACCCGGTAGATGCTGTTCTGCGAGGCGCCCGCGATCTTCGCTAGATTCGTGACTGTTCCAGTCGTGTTGCTGGCCGTAAACGGGAGGTGGGTCTTCGCGTTGACCTTGTCCTCGATCTCCTGCCCGATCGTGTCCACCGTCGAATCAACCGCGAACCCGATGTCGATCTCCTCCTCGCAAACAGCGAGCCTAATCGTGCCGGAATCGGTGGGATTCGTGGCTGCGATGGTGACCGTAACCGTGTTGTTTGCCGCGGTCGCGCCGGCACCTGAGCTCTCGGCGTAGAGCAGGACCGAGACCTTGCTCTTCTTGTTGAGCGACAGATGAGTTCGGATTCCTCGATGAGGAGGAGCTCCTGATCCAGCGAGCGAAAGCGCGTCACTCTCGGTCTTAATCGAGTAGACGACGCCTGGCGTGGCTGTTCCTGCCGACGTCATCGGTCCGACATAGAGAGCCTCGCGCTCCCCGGCGCCTGCGGTTGACGGACCTTGCCCCATCAGGATTTGGGCGGCGGTGAATGGCGAACGGTACTCGGATGGGTACCCGACGATCGCAAGTCCGGTCATCAGACGTCACCCTTTCTGCGCGGAGGCGTGACGGCTTCCGGCTTCGGTTGCTCCACTGCTGGAGCGGGAATGTGCTTGAACCATTCGCCGTGCGGGGCTCGAACGACCTGCTCGAACTTGATGCCCAACGCTTGAGCGGTCTGCTCGTCTGCTGCCCACACCGGCGGGTCATCGGGGGTCTGTCGGCAACGCCGAATCACGAGGATTCCGAGCGGCGAATCATGCTCGCAATCCGTGGTTTTGGAGTCGGCGGGAAGCTCGATGGCAACCTTGCTCTCGGGTCCGCACCTGCGCACTCCGCGCCCGACGGCGCGCAGCACGTTGCCCCGCGCCTTTGCCCCTGGTGGGCGCAATACATGGCCCTCCCGAGCGTAGAATCTCAGTTTCATATGTGACCTCGTTGTGAGTGTCAGAATCGTTTTGCGAGCAACGCCATGCGTCGGCGTAGGAAATCTTCCTCGACGCGACCGGCGGAGTGCCAAGCCCTGTACATGAACTTGTAGGGCTTGTTTCCAGGGTGATTCACGGACTTGCCGACGAACCACAAGCCCATCTTGGGCCACCAGAACATCAAGTACGGCGCGCGGCGGGCCACGATCTTGTGCGGCGAAGCGCCCACATCAATCGGGCCCGCGTACTTCGCGGTGTTGCTGAGCTTCAGCAGGCGCCCACCGCTAAGACGAACCACGGTCGCGGTTGTCGAGCGCTGCAAGTCGCCGGTTTGCCGCTTGAATGTGTTGTATTTGTTGACGTGGTCCTTGGCGTGGACCCCAGCAGTCACGGCCCCCTCCTGCGCCATCTTCTCGTTCTCGGCGAGCAGGTAGGCGTGACGCCTCTTGAGCTCGTCAAGGTTGAGAAGTCTCAGTGTGATCACGGCGGCAGTTCGTGCTCCGTATAGGCGCCCGAGAAGTCCTCGACGAAACCCTCCTCGTCGTCTCCGAGGTCATGCGCCATCGTCTCCCCGAGGTACGGGACATCAGTCAGTGTCGAGGTGTCCTCGAAGGACTCGGCGACGCTGAACGTGAGCCGGCATGAGTGGTAGGCGGCTGGGTCCTGCGAGAATTGAGCCTTGCCGTATGTGAAACTCGTCAGCGCGATCGACTCGAAGTTCGCGCAACCCACTCCGGGCCCCAACACGAGCAGGGCCTGCGCTGGGTGCGTCGGGTCCATTGCGTAGGCCGTGTGACCCTTTGCAACGGCGACGGCGTGCCCAATGGCAACCGCGCCCCGGAACACGTCCTGTAGCTTGCGTTCGGTCCCCGCGCTCCAGGGGGCCACGATGTACTCGACGATGAGGTTCTGCTTGATCGTCGCGAGATTGATGCCGGTTCGCTCGACGGTGCCGTCGCCTGCTCGGTAGCAGCAGAGCAACGGAAACTCGAGCCCAGTCTGGCGGAGCATCTCCGGGCTTGGCTCGCCCGGGTAGGTGGTCTTGACCGGCGTGATTGCGAGCTCGCCCTGGGGCGTACCAGCGACCGCGTCGCCCCAGCGAGCCGCCAGCTCGTAGTTGAGCGCGGCCGCCATGAGGGCAAGCAAGATGTCCCTACCAGCGTCGAAGTCCGCGAGGGTCGTCTCGCCTGTGTCTGCGAGCGGGAACGACAGCGCCCCGACGCTGCATGCGAGCGGCATCAGTCAAGGCCCTCGATGGGTTGGAGCCGCAGCGTGTATCGGAAGTTCTTCACGCCGGGCTCACCGACTCGAGCGAAGAGCTTCCCAAGTTCGCCGAATTCGTAGCCAGAGATGCGGTAGAAGAGCTCTCTGCAACCGCCCTTGCACTCGGGCACCAGGGTCGCGTAAGACACGCCACCCGTCTCGAGGCCGTCGGTGTAGGAAGGGGTAAACGGGCCAACCTCGTAGGTTGTTGCTCCCAGGCCGTTGACCGCGAGCTCTTCGCCCGTGAGCGCGCGGACCTTCGGGGGGTATCCGGCCTCGAGCAGTTCTGTCTCGAGATCGAAACTTCCACCGTCGCCAATGTTGGGCCCCGACCATTCGCGCACCACAGTGTGGACGCGGAAGCGGCGAAGGCCCATTGCCCCAGCAGTTGACCTGGCGGCCTCAGCCTGTCTTCGTAGCGAGTTCAGGTTGGCCATCAGTATACCGACAAACTGCTCTCGCAGCCCTCCGAGCGACGATTGGGAACACCAAGCGCGTAGGCGAGTTCATCTCGCCACATGGCGATCTGACGGTCGAGTTCGCGCGATGATGAGCTCATTGAGCTCTTGATCTCGAAGAACTCGATGTCGTCGACTTTCTTGATCTGCGCTTCGCCGGTGGATAGGTCCAGCAGAAGGCTAGAACGCGGCGAGTTTGCCTCGACGATCCTCCCCAGGATCTCCCTGACGATCGCCTCTCCTCCGTCAACCGTAACTGGGTAGGTACCCGAGTGCGCCTTCGTCAGCGCGCAGACGATCACCAGCCCAGAAACGCTCTGGACGAAGGTGCTCTCCTGTCGCACGCCGACGTCCACCGAGATACGGGTTTGCGCCACGAACCCGGTGGAGTCAGCAAGTGTAAGGGAAACCGTTGATGACGCGGGAGAGGCTACGACAGCCGTTGCGGAAGTCGTGGTTTCGCCAGCCTGAGTCCACTCTTGGATGATCGTGTCGAAGACCGACACGGTCCCCAGGTACGGATCGGCGTTGTGATCAAGGATCGGATACCCAAGTTCGTACTTGATCCGCTGAATTTCCGAGGTCAACAACGCCATTCAGTCACCGATCAGAAGTTGGAACGCCGAACGTATTTCGTGGTCAGCGAGTAGGTATCAGCGGCGGCTCCGGTTGCCACGGCGTTCGTGACAGCCGCTCGAACGTAGGGCCACCCCATGACGCCATCGGGAGCAGGGAAGACCTTGCTTACCGCCGCGTCAGCTCCGGACGTACCGGTTGCTATCACGACGTTCGCAGCGTTGTTCACAGGCGTCATCGTGTAGTACGTCGAGTTGTCCGTAGACACCTGCCACAGCACGGTGACCGTGATGTTTTCGGTCTCGGCGTCCACCGTCGCAAGCACCGAAAGGGTCCCGGGCTCGACGTCGTACGTCTTGATCGCGGTACCTCCGGTGATGGTTCCGGCTACCAGGGTGTTCAGGTTCCCCGACGCAGTAACCGAGAAGAACTTGGGAGGATTCGCCATTACGCCGCGTCCTCCGTGTACTTCACGTTGACCAAGAATCGGTTGTCGAAGACCTTGAATCCCAAGTCCCCGAGCCAGATGAGCCTCACGGTTTCCTGGTAGTTGTCGTCGCTGGACTTACGCACCGTTGGAGCGCGGCCCATTCCGACACCGAGTGCTCCGGGCGCCATCGCCTGGGCGTTGTAGACCTTCACGGCACCAGGGCTGCTCGTTGCGTACCCCAGGGTGTTCGACAGGAAGATCTCGAAGTCGTCACAGGTCGCGAACCAACCAGGGAACAGAGGGTTCTTTTCCCTATGGAACTCGGCGTAGCGAGCGAACTGTGGATCGTCCTTGAGCTGGCGCTTTCCTGTCGGGTTGACCGTGAGCATTCGCCGCCCAGTTGAGAACTTAGGCAGATCTGCCTCATCCATTCCGCGGGAGACTCGAGTGATCTGCTCGTAGGTCAGCGGGTACTGACCCTTGCTGGTGGCGTCGTTCACCGCGGTCATGCCGTATGGGTAAACCGTGGTCGAGCCGTCGTCGCACATGGCAACGCCAACGGAGTCCAGGAACTTGTCGAAGTCGCGCTGAAGATGGGTCTGAATGATCCCCTTCTTCATGTGCAACCCGAATTGCGCGTCGAACGACTCGATCCCGTATGGGGTTATGTCAGCGGCGTCGTTGTTATACGGGCCACCTACACGGAGCAGCTTGATCTCGACCTGTTCCGAGTCGGGGACCTGAGCCGATGTGCTGATCGTCTTCCCTGAAGCGATCGTGCGTGAAGCGAGCGTATACGTCGAGTTGGTGAACTTCGGGCGGTTCAGGCGAACCACGTCTCCCTTGCGTCTCTGGAAGTCCACCCTTGCTGCGAAGGCCTCAGTGGCGATCGGGGTAGCCTGGAGCACGAATCGGTCGCGTTCTGCCGAAGAGTACGCCGCGCCGGCGTCGATGAACCCAGGCGGAGTCAGGATGCTGCCGCCAAGGTCCACGCTCAGAGCATTCTTGAGCAGCTGAGCGTGAAGGAATTGTGGCTCGGGTTGCCGGAGCAGTGCCGCGTCAAGTTCCGCCTGGTATTCCTGCGGTAGGGTTGCTTGAGAAAGACTTCCCATGATGGTTTCCTTTGTGACTACCCGAGCCTAAGGGTTACCTGTCGCTCGGAAATATCGCGTCTCTGTGCTGGCGTAGGTAATCTCCAGCCTTGAACGGGTTGGTTCTTTGTAGGTCCTCCCAGACAGCCTTATGGTCTGGTGGGGACTCCATGTTGTCTTTGGGGGCAGCGTTTCGAGACGGAGCCGTAGCTGACGGCTTCTTTTCGATCGGCTTCTCTTCGGGCTTTTGCTCTGGTTTTGCCCATGTCGCGGCGAGCGCGTCGATCGCCCGAAGCGCCGCAACCTTGTCGTCTCCGGAAAGCTTCGCGACGGCTTCCCGTTGCTCTTTCGTGAGCGACGAGAGCTCCCGTTCGAGCCGCTCTGCGATCACCGTCTCGGCAAGGGTGGCCCTGGCGGCGACTTTCTTGTGCTGCTCGGCTAGTTGCGCGTGACGTTCTTCTGCGCTCTTTTGCGCCTCGCGCTTGGCGGCGAGCTCTTCCAGAGCCTTCTTTGCGCTGGCTTCGTCCGCGAATCCGTTTTCGGCGAGCCACGCAGTACGGCCCTCGCGGCGCCCCTTCTCAGCTTCCCTCTCTAGACGCTGTTTCAGGGCTTCTGGTGGGAGCTCTTCCGTGAGAACTCGCGGCTTTTCTTGTGCTACGGACGCAACTACGCCTTCAGGCGTTACTGATTCTGCCAATGTTCCTCCAATTTCGACCGTTTCCGCCGTCGTCGCGGGGAGGGTTCGCGTGGGGCTCAGGCGTCCCAACGCCTAGATTCGCGCTGTGTTACGAGAGCCGCGGGCGCTTGAACGTGACCTGGAACGTGAGCGGGATTGCCCACTTCGACGTGTCGAGCGCTACGGTCCCAATCTCAGTGGTCCAGTCCTCGGCGAGGAGAGGGACGGTGATCGTTCCTGCGGCATTCGTGCACGCACCGGCACCAACAAGCACCGGAGTCGTTGGAGCGGCCGCCAAAGCGTAGACGCCACCAGCGACCACCGCAGCCTGAAGAATCGTGACGGTTTGCCCGTCTCGCAGCGTGTTTTGGATGATCGTAGCCGGGACGAAAGTCGCGTCGTTCCCGTCCGCGTAGGCGACGGTCTTGAACTCGACGTCGACCTTGCAGGTTAGGACCTCATACTCACTCGTCGCGGTATAGGTAGAGTCGCGGAGCTCCTCGAATGCATACGCCCGCAGCTCGGTTCCTGTGGAAATTGCCATAGTTCTGTCCTATCTGGAGCTCGCCCTGAGCTCCCTCACAACCGCAGCGGGCTTGCCGTCAGCGGCATTCAGCAGTCGTTCCAACTGCGCTTTCTCGTCTTCGAGTCTGCGCATCGTCTTAAGTTCTCGGAGAACCTCGCGGAGGCGCTGTTTCGCGAGCTTGATCACGTCGACAGGCTTCGACCTCGGAGCGGCTGTCGACTTCTTCCCGGGCTTCGACGGTGGAGCCGCTGGAACCGAAGCTGTCTGCCTCTGTTCTGGCACTGGGAGGTCGACGTCCTTGACGATCTCCCCGCAGTCCACGCACCGGCGCACGATCCCTTTGCCAACGCCTACGAACTCGGAACTGACTCCGCCGGAATGCGCGCACTCAGTCATATCGGCACGTCAAGCGGACCGTCTCCGTGACGGACGCGCTGGTCGATGCCCCTGAGACTGTGACCATGCGGACGCGCCCACTAGGGAGCGACGCCGCAACCTTTCCAGCGGCGAGCGCGTGCGCGGTGGTAGTCGCGCCGCCAGTGCCGACAGCAATCGGTGTGGCCTCGGCGCACTTCGCGCAATCGATCGTGTAGTTCACGGCCGTAGCTCCGGCCGAGAGCTGCGTGAAATGGATCCAATCCACCCAGTTGTCCACGCCCGGGTTGAGCTCGCGCTGCAGGTACACGTCCAGCGTCCCGCCGGCATGCCCAACTAGGGCTGCGTCAACGGTGATACGGGTGGCTTCCTCTGCGCCTCCGATCGCAGGCCCGATCACCTTCCCAGCCTCTGCAAGGGTGGCGAACGATGTGACAAGGCTCTTTGGACGGCTCATCGTTTCCCACCCTTCCAGGTCTTCTGCGGCTGGGGTGGCATGCTTGGGCGCGCTGGAGCCTGCTGTGGCAGCCGCTCTGCAGCGAATGAGGCTTCCCCGCACTTGGGGCAAGTCGGCATCCCTGGGTCAACCAAGGCGCCGCAAATCAGGCATTTCTTCATACGACCTCAGAACCCGGTGACGGGATAGACCTTTTCAAACGAGACCCAGCGCCCGGCGGACTCGACCTGAGCGAACGGGAACTCGAGAACGAACTCGTGGACGTCCGGGACGTCGACCGTCTCTGGCTCGGACTCTGGCTTCCTTTTTACGGTGATTTTCATGGGTGGCGCAGCTACCTGGAGTGCCGCTCCCGGCGTGGTAGCGTTGGGCATGGCATCAGAAAGCAACGGACCGGTCGGGGAAATTGGATTGGCCGAAGCGCTCGCGCCTCTCGTTGAGAGCGTGCGCGACGGGAGCGTATCGAAGGCGGCGTTCAACCTGCTGTTCGCCGGCATCGTGCGAGCCCAGGAAATCCCATTCGGGAAGGCAACCCCGGTGCTCTACGAGCTGTTGGGAGAAGACCGGGAGCTACTGTCCAAGCTCACATGATCTGCCTCGAGTATCCCATCAGAGCATCGACCAGCTTGCCTCGAAGGCCAGTATCGTTGGGCTCCACGCCGGCCGCGAATTCCTCTGCCATCTGCCTTGGCGTTTTCACGATCGGCGCGCCTGCCCGTCGATTGTACAGCGCAGCGCGGTCAAATCGCTTGATCGCCTCGTTCTTGCGGATCCCTAGCGTGTTGCCGATGATTTCGCAGAGGTCGTCGCCGACGGCCCGGTACGGGTGCGACGCCTGAATCCACGTCATTCCGACGGACTTGCTTGCCAGGTACTCGGTAGTTGCCTCTTCGATCGCGGAGCCGGTGTGGGCGAAGTACTTATTGCCGACTTTTTCCAGGTCGTAGGCAGACATCCCGATCGGTGAGCACCCGTGCAGCTCCTCGTGGATGGTATCCTTGATGGACGCCGTCTCTCCGCTGCGCATTCCGCGCAGGAAGCCATCGCGCTTTGAACTAGGAACCAACATCTCGCCGTCCCAGTTGTGGGCGGCCCCGTAGGTGTCCGGGATTTCATCGGTAAAACGGACCGTCTTCCAGTTGGTGCGTCCGTGGCGAGTCTCGAAGGACTTGACACCCAGCGTGTCGTCTAGGTGCTTCCTTGAGGCCTGGCGCAGCTTCTTGCCATTGTCTGGTAGCGAGAGCACTCCGTCCTTCGTTTCCTTGACGCTGCCAGCGTAGCGCACCTTGAGGGCCTCAGTGGCTTCCTTGCGCTCCGCGATAGTCAGCTGCCTGGCTGGCTGCCAATCCCTGTCGATCTTGACTGAATAGGTCTCGGTTTGGGTCGACGTAGCGCGCTTCGCGGTCTTCGCCTCGACCTTGGCTCGTGCCGCTTCCGCTCGAGCCTCGCGCTTCGCGGCTGCCTCAGCTCGCTTGGCTTCCGCAGCAGCCTTTCGCTGTTCGACGGATGCCCGCTTTGCGTCTGCGGCCTCTCGCTTCGCCTGAGCGGCCTCGGCTCGCTTCGCGGCCGCTTCGGTCTTCTTCTGGGCGGCGGCGAGCTTCTTCGCTTCGGCAGCGGACTTCCTTGTTTCGGATGCCGCCAGCTTGTCCTCGGTGGTCTTGCGCACCGCGCGCGCCGCTTTCGCTTCTACCTGCTCGAGCTCGACGAGCCAGCGTTCACCGTCTCGCACCGGAGACCCGATTACCCGGAACTTCGATGCCCCGGACATGAGGATCTCTTCCTCATGCGGTATCCCGATGTCGCGCACTGGCAACCCACGCCCGTTCTTGGCGCGGAATATGATTCCTACCGAGTCTTCTCGGGGCATCGCGAACCGCTCAGCCTCCGATTTCAGGGTGCTGGTGCTGGTGGATTGCCCCATCCACGAGATGTCCTTCGAGCCCAGAATCCGCTCGGCAGTCGCCTTGTCTACCGTGATCCCGCGCCAGATTTCTCCCTCGTACTGGACGTTGCTCGCGATAGCTTGCTCGAGGTTCTTCGCCTTCTTGGCGATCGAACCCCAGAGCTCTGGGTCGGACTTCAGGAGTCTTGGAAGATCTTCGGACTGTGCCCTCCGAATCGAAGTGTACGAGGTGCCAGTGAACTCGCTGATCGCCGAACGCTCCGGAACAGTCAGCAGCCGCGAATCAAGCGCGGCTTCCACGCTGTTCACGTACCGAGTGGACCCTCGTACCTTGGACGAGCGCAGTATCGACTCGCGCTTTTCGGATAGAGCCGCGAGGTCTTTCTCAGCGATCCCAAGTGAGTTCCACTTGTCGGGTCCGCCAGCAGCAACCTTCGCTCGAATTCGCTCGAGTCTGGACTGTACGGCAGCAGACTCCTTGTCGACCTCGGCGATGAGCTTCTGGGCTTTAGAGTCGACCGCTCCAGAGAACACTTTCCCGCTGGGAGGAGCCGTTAGTCTTGAGGACGATGGCGTCTTCTTCGCGGCAGAAGGCTTGGCGAGTTTCGCTGCCGCCTTGGCTGCCTTTGCCTCCGCGGCTAGCCTGCGTTTCTCTTCGGCTGCGAGCTTCTTGGCTTCCGCAAGTTCTGCCTTGGCGGATGCCACCGCTTCACGCTTGGCAGCAACCTCAGGGCTGACCTTGCGAGGCGCACGAGGCTTCGTTGTCGTCGCCTTCGCTGGTGCAGCGGGGAGCGGAGCCCCTTGGACAACCGCTTGCTTACCCCTCTCCGGATACGCCAGCGCATCCGCGTAGGCCATCGCCTCGTCGTGAGAGATGATCGTGTCGGTGCACCGGCACTTGGAGTGCAGCGGAACCAGGGGGCTGATTCCAACACTGATGGGTGCGATCTTTCCATCGAGGCGCTCGCATCGTCCGCAGACCGCTCGGTCGCCAGCGGTATCCCGGCGCAGCCACAGCTCGTCCCGCACGTGCTGCGGGAGGCGCGCTACGACCTCGTCGCGGGCTCGGTTGTAGGCCTCGGCCGCTTCGGACGCCGCTACGCCTTCGAGATTGAGACCGAGCTTCCCGCCCTGGCCCAATTCCTCAGCCAGCATGCGGTTCACGATGCCGTGGGCGCCGCGGGCGGCTGAGGTCTCCGCCTGCTGAGCTAGGCGGTCCCAGACTTGTTCCGCCGCCTCCGGTAGTCGGTATCCGACGGCTCCAAGCAACTGGTCGCTCGTGGCGGCAAAGCTGCTCTCTGCCGCCGTCTGCCATCCTGATTGGATCGCCGATTGCGCCAACCCGAACAGGGACTCGGAGCGCCGGACTGGGTCCTTGATACCAGCCACGGATCGAACCGACCCGCGAAGCATCAGCAGAAGCATTGCCTCTGCCTCAACGATTCGTTTCAGGTCCTCCTGGCGGCGCTCGTCAATCTCCTGTTGCGTCGGCGCCTGGTAGGGCATTGGGCTTCGGCTCCTGCTCTGTCGCAGCTGGGCGCTTCATCGCGCCCGAGATCGCAGCCATCGCCTTCTGCTCGGCGAGCAGCTTGTCGTCTTCGCGTGAGGCCTTCTCGTCCGCCTCTTCCTCGAGTTTCTCTAGAATCTCCTCTACGTCCGTGATTCCGAAGAGCGGGGCGAGCTTGCGAACGCACATCTCGAGCGTGGCGAACCCGGCTTCGTGCGCAGCCTCGGCGCACTCGATCAACTTCTGCTCGTCCTCGGGGGTCGACTTGAAGTACGGCCCCCAACCAAGCTCGATGTCAGGGACCCCACCAAGAACCCCGAGAGAATCCCGAATGTCCTGCGCGTTGCGGAGCCTCAGTGAGTCCGCTTTGGCCAGGATCACCTCAAGAAGTCCCTGGAGTTGCGGGATGAACCATCCATTTCCGAAGTCCTCGCGGTACTGGTCGACTCGGTCTAGCTGGCGCCCCTTGAGCGCCTCCATGGCCTTTGCTGACATTGACGAGGCGAATTTGACCGAGTCCGTGTCGGTGAACACGACAGCGAGGCCCTCGGCTATTTTCGCTCTCAGGTCGTTGGCGTGCTCGCTAATGGCCTGCAGGGCGTCGCCAGGAAGCGTGTGAAGCTGTACCTTGACGTTGGGGTCTGAGTACGTCCAGGTCTCCCCGGGTCCCTTTTTGCGAGCCTTGGCGGGGGTTCGTGGCTCCCAGTCTCCGATCACCGGATTGCTGGAGCTTGGAAAGCCACCCTTTGCGGTCGCCAGTAGAGCGTTTGGATTCGGGGCTCTACCGTTTGCGCGCGGCCCCGAGCGTTCCTCGACGCCAACCTCGGTCCACTGCGGGTCCCCAGCCATGAGCGCAGCTCGATGCCGCTGACTCAGGGATACATCCAGCGCGAACACCTCATCCAGCACCCTGGCGTGGATGGCTTTCCCGTCGATTTCGTTGACCGCGGCGCACCCGCGCATGTGGGCGTACCAGATCACTGGGCAGCGCCCGAGACCGTGCTCGAACGACTGGCGCTTGTCTGCTACCCATTTGGGCTCTCGCCCCTGCTTGTCGGCGTCCGCAGGCAGGAACGTGACGTCGCTGGTCCCGTCGATGACACGTCGGTAGAGCTTCGCGGTCTGCTTGATGGTGCCGTCTGGGCGGCGCTCCGAAACAACGTAAGGGTACCGGATCTCGAGGCTGGACACACGTCCGTCGACGTCAAATTCAGGCGTGCACCATTTGGCCTTGGTCGTGTCGATGAACAGACGGCCGTTGCGGACGCCATAGATCGAGACTCCGGTTCCGCAGGACTGCCCTCCCTTGAACACCTCGGCCGCGGCAACCCTGAAACGCGACTGCTTGATCGCGTCATCGATCCCGGTGGTGAGTGTCTTTAGATCGTCGTCCCCGTCCCCATCCTCGCCGGTGACCTCGCTCTCGAATGGAGGTGTGAGTTTGGTTGACGGGAATCGACCGCTGCCCAGCAGGAGGTCGACGTTGCTATCGATTCCGTTGGCGACGATCGTGTAGGCAATGCACGGCTTGCGCTCGAGCAGAGGCTTCGCCTGCGGGCCAGACGCGAACCAATCCTGGAGCCCGTCATACTGCGTGGTTTCGACGTAGCGTTCGAGCTTGTCGAGCTCGCGGTACCGCGCGGAACGGTTCGCCTCGACAGCCTCTAGGGCTTCCTGTTGCCCAATGATTTCGGCTGTCATCTGGTTTCGTCCACGAATTTCACGGATGGCTTTCGCCCTGTTGCATGCAGTGCGAGGGCTAGAGCCCAGGCTCGGTCTGCGTGGCCGTCGTCGGTGTGCGGCGCGTCGTAGCGGATGTTCCCGGCGCTGGTGATTATGCGTTGCACCGAGCAGACGTCAGTGGTTAGGGCCTCAGCCCCGCCTGGCTCGAAGTCAGGAGCTGATTCGTCACGCTCCGGCACCAGCACGTTTCCGGAAACGAAGAACTGGAACATCGTGGATACCAGATCCTCTTTGGACTGCTTGGTGAACTGGATCGGAAGGACTCGAGTTCGCCCGTACTCGCGCTGCATGTTCTCGGCCGGAAACGCGCCCATGCCGGTTGCATCGACAGCGAGCTTGGCTACGTTGTAGCGGAGGAAAGCGTACTGAACGAGCTCATCAAGAGCCGCTTGGTCGGTGCGTTTGCAGGTGTGCAGCGCGACCAGGTAAGCCACCTCTCCAACAAGTCGGACAATGACCAGCGCCGTCAGGTCGTTGGTGCGCCCGATGTCGAGCCCCGCGTAGTACTCGCCATCGTAGGTGTACAGGTCCGAGCGCTTGCACGCCTCGATGGCGTCCGTCGGTATGTACTGGAGCTGTCCGTCGAGGAACTTGCACTCGAAGAGCTGGGAGAAAAGGCGGCGGTCACCCTTCGCCATCTTCCAGCATCGATCGAGATCGACTCGCATCCCGTCCGCGATGGCTCGCTGAATCGGAATCTCGTGGATCGCCCAGCCACTGTGCCGGACGGGGTCCGTAGCGAGTCGGTGGAATTCGTTGCCCACTCCGTTCGGAGTCGAAGCTACTCGCATTCGGTAGCCGTGGAGGGTGACCGCGGCGGCCCCGTCCCAAACCTCTTTCGGGCGAGCCAGATAAGCGAACTCGTCTAGGAAGACGTTTCCTGAGAATGAGCGGCCAGCAGAGGTCTGTGGGAGAGCTATCAGGCGCCCTCCGCTGGCGAATCGCACCTCTTCCGCTGAATCTTTGCCACGAACTTCGGCCCATTTGGACCCGAAGTCGCGAAGCATCGCCGCGTGGTTTTTGGCCTTTTCTAGGACCTCTTTGGCCTCGCGCTCACCGACACTGACAAGGGTCGTGGTCTCTCCAAAAGCGATTCCCCACATGGAGCCGAGCCCGCCAGTGGTGTGGCTGAAGCCCGTCTGCCGGCTCTTGTTGCATAGCGCGAAGTCCTCGGGCTCAAACAGCCACTCAAGCTGGAACCTGTAGAAGGTCTTCGCCCAGGCCTCGAAAGCAACTCGCTCCCGGTCGGGCAGGGCGCCGAAGAATGCGTCTCGGTAGCTCTCCCAGGTGTGGTCGTCAGCCGTCCGTCGAATCGGAGGCTTCACCGCCATCACCTATCTCGGGGGCTACATTCCCGAAGCGGGCGCGCACCACATCTCGGATTCGGTCAGGCGAAACCTCGCCAGAGATTCTGCTCTCGACCTTCTCTGGCGCGTAGAGCCCGAGGAGTTTCGACCTCTGATCGTTGACTTTTACGAGCCTATCGATCGCTTTGAGCTGGAGTTCGCGACCCTTCGTGGGGTCATCATCGTCTGCCCATTCCGCGATAGTCTTGACACAGATGTCGGTTGCTAGGTCGAGCCTCCGGAGCTCGACCTCGAGCACTTGCTCGGCGTCCTCTCGTCGGTTCTCGATCGACTCGTCGATGACGGCGCGGACGTCTTTGTACGCCTGCCCTCTCGAGACCCCAAGCTCGACGCCGATCGCCTCGTAGGTCCAGCCTTTCACTCGAAGAGCGATTGCGGCCTCACGGCGGAGCTCGATTTCTGCCTCCTGCTTCGTATTGATCACGTTTCCCCATTTCGCCCGTTACCGTCGGCGTCACGTGGTGGGGTTTCGACCAGCTACTGGCCGTTTGTTCAGTTGAGAGTTTTTGGAGGCTGGCCATCATGGGGCCATGCACATTGCTGCCCAGATTTCGCTCGTAGCCGCGGGACTGATGCTCCTGGTTTCCCCCGTTATCGTCGTGGCCATCCAGCGAGAGCTGAACGAGCCTGGGACCATCGGGCACCTTGAAGCCCCTTCAGCTGCTGAGAGCCAGGAAGCTACCCAGCAAGAACCAGCCCAGAACTGGGTGTTTCGGTTCACAGCTGACGGCATCGAGGACGGCATGGCCTACGAGCGGGTCTTGGAGCTCGTGCGCTGGCCCGGGGTGGATGTGTCATCGTCGCAGTCCGGGGAATCATCGACCAGGATCGTCAAGTGGACAAACCCCGACCGAAGCTTCCTGGTTTGCGCCTTCATGGATGGCAAGCTCATCAGCAAGCACCAGTTCATGCTGCCCTAGCTGGTCCGCAGGTTCTCACCGTCCCCGTGCTTCGCGTGCAGCAGACGCTCCAGGATGCTCGCCTTCAGCAGTCGGTTTTCCTCGGCCCTGACGTACCTGACTGCCCTGCGTTCGGCGTAGATGGGTGCCGCCTCGACGACTCTGCGCCGGGGCTTTGTGTGCTCAGTTGGCTGCATGTAGGTTCAGAGCGCACGCTCTACCGTGGATCCACCTGACGGGCCTCCGCTGGTGGGTCGTGGTCTCGGTAGACGGCAGGTAGGGTGCGCCCGCGTGCCCCTATCTATGTCGTGTGTTTCGTGTCACGAGGTGTCACGAGGTGTCACTCGATTTCTTTGGGACGCATGGCACCGGGATACCGTGCTAGAGTAGGATCGCATCGATGCGGTGCTGGGCGAGGCCACGGACTGTCTCGCCTCGGAGTCGGCGGATCAGCGATCTAGTGTCGACGGATGCCTGGACTGACAGCCTCCGGACCGTCGCAGCATCGATGGGCAGTGAGCGGGTTACCACGGGAAGCATGGTGCACGACCCGGCCACTCAGAGCTTGCTCCCTGACGAGGGAGCAGACTCAACAAGTCACCCACCCCCTAGAGGGTGGATAGTGGTTTTGTAGCAGTTTTGGTGCGGCTTTGAGCTTTTGGTAAATGGCTCCCAACTCGCGACTTGGGAGCTTTGCCTTGACTTTTCAAAATTCACAGCTTCGCCAGCTCATCAATGTCGCGCGCCTGCTCGGCGAAGCTTCGATTTAGCCGCTCTTGGATCTCCCAGCGTCTCCCTTGGCGTCGCTTTTCGGCCAGATGGCTGTTTCTTAGAGTCTCGACCTTCACCTCGACGTCGCCAACGGCACTCTCAAGTGACTCGATGCGACTCGCCGACTCCGGGGTGCGCATCTCGAGTTGTAGGGCTTCGACCCTGACCTTCAGGTGGCGCCCGTCCAGGTAGAGAACCGGCGGATTCCCGTCGCGCCGGCAGCGCGCGTCCAGGCGCTTCAGGCGGCGACGCATCTTGTGGACAGGCTCCTTGGCGAGCTTCGCCGCCTCCGGGATCCCGATGAGCGTGTCGAGCTTCAAGGCTTCGCCTCAGTCGGAACACCAGGTACGCACACCCTGACGCTGCGATCTAGAGGCCCCCCTCCGGTGAGCTGCACCTCTGATCCGACCATTGGTTTCCGGCCAATATCACCGACCTCCGAATCCAGGCACTCCTGGCTGCGAAGCGCTCGCCCTGATTCGTCGTGCTTGATTGGTTGAGCAAACAGTTCGCACACAAGGATCCTTCCGGACACCTCGAAGTCGACAATGTCAGCATACCGGCAGCATGGTCCATCGTCGTCGCAGTGCTTTGCTCCAGCCGTAACGACGACGGAGAGGGTCCTTTTGTCGTAGACGGTTCGGTGGACGCCGGACTCATCGATCTCGATTCTACTCATCGTGAGGATTCCTTCAGTTACACTGAACCACGGTGGACAGGGCTCCCCATTCTGACTACGCCAGTGGCGTCAGCCGCGAACATCGCCTGGAGCATGTCCCCTCGCTCTTTTCTTCCGTCCTTCTCCAGCGCGATTGCCAGCACGCGCGCCGTTTCACGGCACGGCCTGATCGCAAACGCGCACTCAGCTGAGCGAAGTGCTGCCTCCCATTCGGATAGCTCGGCGCTACGCTCGAATTCGCACATAGCAGTCGAGAGCCATCCCTCCGCTATGTGGATCGCTTCCTCTCTTTTGACAGCGCAAACTGCGCTGAGTTTCTCGGTTCTAGGAGCTTCGGACACCCAAGCGACCTCGTTGGATGGGCTCATAGCTTCCTTGAGATCCATGAGCCACTCACTTCTGTGCTCGAGTTCCGAACGAAGAACCAAAATAGAAGTGCCTTCTGTCACCCGACTGTCTCGGAAGAACAACTCAGTCACCTGCCCGTCGGATACGAGACGTGACCATTCGCTCTGAGCGTATTCGGTTCCCTCCGCCAACCCGTCTTGGTAGCGCTCAATTCTGAGTGGGTTTCCGTCGTCCCCCAGACGCCTGGCCACGATGTCAGCGCAGTCGATTGGCGACGATCCGTCAGCCGAGAACATGCCGCCAACGATCCTGCACTCGGAGACCCTGGCCTTCATGACGCCCACCTTTCAGTCAGCAGTCCCCGGATGTCCTCCCACTGCTGGTGGGCCTCACGAAGCGCCTTCTCGGCCTCTCGCAGCCACCCGTTCCGTCGTGCGATCTGCTCGCGCTTGAGTGACTGGCAGGCGTCCAGCACCGGAGCCCAGTCACTGGGGATCATGTGGGGCTGCGCAGCGGACTCGAGTTCTGGCATCGCCGCGGACCATGCCCCAGACTTGGCGCGCTCTTCCGCAAGCGCCCGCGTTGCCCCCAGGATGCGCTCAGAAGCGTTCTTGGAACCGACCAGCACAACCACTACCCCAGCCAGGTCTCCGAGGGCTCCCTGGACCCCAGGCCCCCATTGTCGCGACTCGTAGCGCCCCATCAGGACCTCCTGGAACCCGGGCGACAGGGTAGACCAGATTGCGTGGCACCGTCGGGCGCGCGCGATCTCCCCCTCTCCTGCGCACCATCCGATCTGGCGGTCTGAGCATGGGTCCGTGCTTGGTACTCCACCATGTTGCGGTGGCCCGAACTTGAGCATGTCCATCAGTGACCCGGCGGTTCCGCGCTCCCCGAGGGCAACGGCTGCGCATTGTATGTACCACGCAATGTCGGGATGGTAGTTCGGGGTCTTCATAGTTGCTCCTGTTAATGCTCTCGCTATTCAACATCCTCGCCATCAGCTCTTTTGCTCAGTACATGTTGAGCCCAGGCCAACACTCCGCAGTCATACATTGGATCATTTCCCGATCCGATTATCAGTTTCTTAGCCGGAAGCAGCAGAATTGAACCACGCAGATCCTCGATTGGATACTCTGCCGCTTCTCGCAGTCGCTCTCGTATGAACGAGACACCGCGTTCGGTGCTCGTCTCAAGCTTCAGTATGTCGGCCATGGTTCACAGAAGCACCAGACCTTTCTCGTCCGCCCAGATGCTCGTCAGGTCGCCTCTTCCAAGATTCTTCTCACGAGGACCCGGGAGGTCGCACTTGACCCGCAGCAACCACCCTCGAACGGCGCCGTCGACCCTGTCGATCGTCCAGGTGGTTCCGTTCGCGTCGCGGCATCGGCTACGGCCAGACCTCACCGAGCGAACCTCGTCATCCGTCACGCTTGGCCTCCTTCTCGGCGTCAAGGCACGCTTGGCATCTATCCAGCCCAGAGTCAGGATCCCAGAACTTTTTTCTGTACAATGCGCCAGTGAACAACCCGCAGTGGTCTGCGTATGCACTATACGCGAATCCGCAAGGTCCACACTCTAGACCATTGCACACGACCCTGAACTTTTTACCCTGGATCGTGTGCTCGAACTCACATAGCTCGGTCACCCTCGAGACCGCTTCGGTTGGCGTCGCTTCGCAGTGCGCGGCTTCGTCGCTTGCTGATGGTTCGCCATGATTTTGATGTCTCCTACGTGCGATCCGTTTCCACCGTGTCCGCCACCTGTGAGCACCACACTCTTTGCGACAGCGATTGGCTCTGACTGCTGAAGTGGACTGATCTCGTCGACGCTTTCGGCTGGTTGGGGTACCGGATTGAGTGCATCCAGCGCAATGGAAACACGCACCAGCTCGTCCTCGATGTTCTTCAGCGTATGCTCTGTGTCTCGCTGGCGCGAGCATAGTTCCGCGTACTTGGCGCGCAGCGCAGCCTGAATATCCAGTGTTCCGTTGTCCATCCTGTCTCCTTGAGTGGCCCATGGCCGCCTCGTTGCCGAATCCTGACATATCCAATCAGTCTGCACTAGTGGTTATCGACCGGTTGAGCCGAACCCGCCTTCGCCTCTTGTCGTGTCCGATAGCTCATCGACCTCGACAACCTCGGCGCGAGTCACGGGTGCGATCACAAGCTGGGCGATGCGGTCGCCGTGGTTGACGAAGTAGTACTGGTTGCTCAGGTTCACAAGGATCACCCCAACTTCTCCACGGTAGTCCGAGTCGATGGTGCCGGGCGTATTGAGAACGGTGATTCCGTTCCTAAGCGCCAACCCAGAGCGAGGACGAATCTGCCCCTCGAATCCGTCGGGGATCTCTAGCGCGATGCCTGTCCGTACCAAGATGCGCCCGCCTGGGTCCAGGTAGTAAGTAGGATTGCTTAGATCCAACCCGCCGTCCCACGCGAACAGGTCGAGCCCAGCCGACCCTGGCGTTGAGCGCTCTGGAAGCCTAGCGTCTGGATGTAGGCGACGTACCTTCAGAATCGGCGTTTCGGTCATCGCACAAGCTCCACGGCGTCAGCTGCCTCTAACGCGAACACAGCCGCCTGGCATGCTGTCGATTGGTCGTTGGCGGGACCAAGCTGGCGAATCCTGTGGTACTCGAGCATGCGCTCCTTCACCCCGCACGCTCCGATTGGCCCGTGTTTGCACGTTTCGCACTGGATCATGATACACGCTCCCATTCGCCTGGATTTGCTTTGATGGCCCACGTCAGCCCGTCTCGAAACGTCACGATGTCCGAGTGGCCCTCGTCGTCCTCCTCGGCCTTGCGCTCGATCGACCTGAAAAGGCTTCCTTGTGCTATGGCAGAAAACTTCCAGATACCAGCCCCGAAAGCGTTACCGTAGATGGCCTCGAGCACGGTCCCATCACTGAACACGAGCAATGCTCCGCGTTTGCAGTTATCGCTGTCAGCGTCCCACACGCTGGCCTCACCGTAGACGTCACCGCGGAACTCGATCAGGTCGTCGCTTTCGCCGTAGACTGTGGTCGTCACGGCCTCACCTCCTGTTGCTTCCTGGAATCCCAGATTGATGGTTTGGTTTCTGGCACCGAGTCCAATCCGTTCATCGAATCACCTCATGAAGCCATTCCAGTTCTTCTGCTACTGGCTCCCACCATGGGAGCATGTGCCGAATCACATCAATCCCTCTGCGTGACTCATGGGACTCGAGTGGGCGAATCCGAGCTGGAGTTTTCCACCGATCTCGAGCAAGCACGGGCCAGCGCACGCAGGTGGTTTCTGCGCTCGGATCGACATGCCTTGCAGCGCCGCTCGTGGAAGTCTGGGCTTGACGGGTCCCGCGTGAAGCACTCGATCGGCCACCACGACAAGCACTTCGTGCATCGCTTCAGCCTTCCTGGCCTTGGTTCGCATCGAGGGATCCTTTCGATTTCCCGGATCATTCACTCAGCGCCTCCTGCCATGAACGCTCTCCCTGCGTCCGTCAGAGCGGCCCCGTCCAGGATCGTGATGTATCCGGCCCAGGCAAGGGCGCGGATTGTCCCAGATGCAGACCCGACTGAAACGCCAAGGGATCTAGCTAGATCATGGGAAAACCGAGCCCCTTCCGAGATCTTTAACAGAGCCTCCCGTCTCTTCGACACCCGGCGCTTGACCACAAGCGGATGCATTGCCTCGCGGCGCATGGTCCAATCGTTGGCCCGCTTTTCGCGAGCTTTAGGGTCACACACTAGACAGTTCTTGCCGTCCAAGAACCCGTGGTCGCAACGCCGCTCGATGTTTCGGTACGGCTCACCGGGTCTCGCGCATCTGGTCTCTGGCTCCACATAGTTGCACCGGCGCGACTCGTAGGACGTGACGTCGACCGTGAGTGATGGCCGTGGATCCATCATGGAATCACCTCGTTGTCAAACATCTCCGAGAACTCATCCTGTCGAGTTGGAGCTCCCCGACACATCATCGATCGCTTGTCTGCTTCGCGCTGATCCGGAGGGGCCTCTTCTCGGTGCTGTCTGAGAGACTTGCGCCCGCTCACTATCGAGCAGAAGTCTG